ACCACGGAGTTGAGGGACTGAGTCTCAAGCTCAGCCGCGACGAGGGTGACAGTGTCCATAGCGGTATCGATAACGCCAGCCATTGTGTAAGTTTTATACTATAGTTGAGGAAAATTATTCTGGTAACAAATCTTCTTTTTCAATTTTTTTATACTTTGTTTTCCTGAGTGTTTTGGTTTTCGTGAACACCGGTTCATCATCCGATGATTCACTAGAGCTGGTATCTATGTCACATGATTTCAATTTATCATCCAAAAATGTCCATGCCTCAGGCTCCCATGTGCTCATTACTATTAAGGGCATTTTTTAACATCTGTTCTGCCGGACTCTGGGGTTCCCAGCTGTGCCAACGGTCGTAAGCTTCATTCATCTGGATAAATTTGGGGTCGTCTCCCGAATACCTAACAAACCCTGGACATTCTTCCTCGGCAACTTCTTCAATCTCAATCTCATCCTCCGATTCCCCCTCCTCATACACATCGGGGAAGAGGGAGCCGATGTTCTGACCAACCGTATTCATAGCACAATATTTGGATGCGTATTCCATGTCTTCTGGAAGAATTACATCTCTTCCACAAGCCTTACAATATTCAGCAGCCAAAATCATACTGTTTTCCATCACGGGCATCATTATGTCAATCATAGTGTTCATGTAATTCGTAGCCTGGGTATCCCCAGCATCTCCGAATCCAGTTTGCATATTCATGTTAATATTTAACGGTAAAAAGAGTTTTAGAAATTCCCTCGGCAACACGTAGAATGTTGTAGCTTAGAGCGTAGACACGAATCTGTCTTGCAAAATCGGGACACGACGTCATACTTAGGTTTAAAATTTGTTCTTTTACTAAACTGAAATTAACCTGCCCCGTTGGGTACCATTCCTCTGGCTGAAGTGCGAAACTGTACGAATAGAATCGTCTAATGAGTTGGGTCTTGGAATGGTGGATCGCAGCTTGAACCGCCTTGAGAAATATGACACTACCCGTTTCCTCTGTTATAATGTCCTGCCCATCCAAACTGAGTGTCAGGTGGTCGAGGTTTTCGTAAAGTATGTACTTCCCGTCTTGTATAATAGATGTATTATCGTAGTCAAATGGTGTTACAAACTGAAATTCATTATTACCAATCTTACCCCGTCGTTGAATCACAAAGTATAACTCTTTCACCGGGTTTGAAAAGTCCAATTTGAATGTGTCAGAGTTCACACCCGCATCAACGTTGAAGACGTTTTGTTGTAGTTGTGAAATGAGGTAATCTCGGGGCGTTTTTTCAATTTTAATTCGCTCTGTACAATCTAGAAATACAATTTCTGTACACAATTTGAATTCCTGTATCCTGATGTCTTCTGTGAATGAATTTGGATAGGCACCGTCTATCCTCACGATGAGGTCCTTCACATCCCTCAACTTGATGTCGACTTCGACTTCCTGTTTTTTTATAGCACAGAGGGGTATCGCCAACTCTGGGTGGTTGTAAAAGTAAAAGGGTAAATCCACAAAAAAATCTACATCCTTCGTATTTCCCAAAGCATTTCTCGCGATTATGAGACGGTTAGCAACTTGGACATCCGCAGTTCTTTCATCATACTTACCAATCAGATGCTCGAGGGCGTTTTGTTTACTTTGAGTAACATTGTGCTCTGAATATATTTGGAGATAGTCACTCGTCAATCTTTGAATGATCTTACCCCCGATGATTAAATCGACATGCTCAACGATCGCGTGACCAACAGATTCTATGTAAGCGACCCCCGATGTACCAATTTCTGGAAGTTTTATTTTCAAACTCAGGGTTTTCAGTAGGTCACCTTGATTTTGGAGAATCTTAAATTTCACCGTCTTCCCAAAATCAATTTGGTTCACGGGATCCAAGTCCACATAGTCCCGTGAAAAATTCGAATGCTTCTTGAAACTTTCCAAAAAATGACTGTAGTCTGGATTGTCCGTGAAGAACTGCTCTTGGGGTCCAGACGCCAAAAGTTGGACACGACCAGCCATTACTAATATATCCACCTAAAATTTTAATCCAGCTAAACCACTCTCAAATCTCAATACGTTATAGTTGACCGCATACACCCGGGTATTATTGGCTTCCGCATAGTTGTTGGGAATAATCTCCATAGTCAACATTTTGTGGGTAACACGACTCATGTTTACCTGTCCTGTTGGGTAATATACCTCTGGTTTAAGGGAAAATGAATACATACCAAATGTGGCGATGTTTGCAGATGATGGACTATTTATATGATGTTTCAGAGATTGTTCGTATACTAGAAACTTTGTATCCCTCTTGAAAACAACCTCATTATTGAAACGAAGTTCTACATTTTTGATGCTATTGTACCAATTTGGGTCGTTATCTACAACAGCCTCTTCAGATTGAGAAATGAAGAAAAGTTCCTTGACTGGGTGTTGGAAGTTTAACATCACAGACTTTTTGGTTTCACCAACTTTCATTTTGAACTGCGCCAGTTGAACCTGTGTGATCACATAATCAATGGGGTACGACATCAAATACCCCCTCTCTTCGTCAGATAAATATACAAAATCTGTATCTATAGACATCGTACGAATTGAACCCTGGAGTCCATCTGGGATATCGTAAGGAAGGCCATTGTTAAATATCACCTCTTTCAGAGGTCGTAATTTAATTTTAACCTCCACGATATGTTTAGTTAGGGCACACGTTGGTATGGCTAGTGTTGAATTTCTGTAAAAGTAAAATGGGAGATTGAGAAAATAGGTATAATCGCCCTGATAACTTAATATGTTACCATGTCCGTTCAGAAAGTAGAGGGTTTGATCGATATCATCATTCGTATTATGAAGCTGTTGGTACAGATAAATATATTCACCTGTGATTCTCTCGATAGGTTGACCACCAATCAAAAGTTCCGCATATTCAATCATGTGTGTGATTATAGAAGGTGACCAAATAGTATCATTCCCTGTTGTATCGGGAGTTGGGTCATTTAAAGTTACCTTTAGGGTCATGTTCTTTATAAGATCCCCCTTGTCTACGGGGATTCTACACTCTACAACGTTTCCAAAATCCACAGTACCGTCAAACTGATTTTCTAAAACATCTATAGAAAATTTAGTGTGTCTCTTGAAATTCATCAGGAAATATGAAAACTGTGGTTCGTCTGATAGCCATTGATCTTGAACCCCTGTGGCGGCAAGTCTCAGACGACCAGCCATTCCTACTCTATATGAGTAAAATTTTGGTAAATAAAACGAGACACTACATTAGAATGAATCTTCAATTGAAGAAATTCAAACCCGAAAGTATTACGGACGACAGGGTTTGTGTGTTCATAGGTAAGCGAAATACGGGTAAATCCACTCTGGTGAAAGATATAATGTACCACAAAAGGCATCTTCCAGCGGGGATCGTACTTTCGGGGACAGAGGAAGGTAACCACTTTTACTCTGAATTTATTCCAGATCTCTTCATCTACGGCGATTATGATAGAGACGCGATAGAAAGGGTCATGGCCAGGCAGAGAAAATTGGTGGGCGCAGGAAAACAAAACTGCGGAGCCTTCATGCTCCTAGATGACTGTATGTACGATTCAAAGTTTCTGAAGGATACCTGTATACGCCAATGTTTCATGAATGGACGCCACTGGAAGATCTTCTTCATGTTGACGATGCAGTACGTGATGGATCTCCCACCGGCACTTCGCGCCAATGTCGACTACGTATTTATACTCAGGGAGAATATCATCCAAAATAGAGAAAAATTATACAAGTCCTTTTTTGGTATTTTCCCCTCCTTCGATATGTTCTGTAAGGTTATGGACGCATGCACAGAAAACTACGAATGCCTCGTGTTAGACAACACAGTAAAGTCTAACAGGATTCAGGATTGTGTATTCTGGTACAAGGCAACACTCAGGAAGAACTTTAGAGTTGGGGGCCCCGAGCTGTGGAGACTTCACAAAAAGATGTACAACCCCAAGCACCTCGAGCAGAAGGAGGAGGATGCCAAAAAGGCCACCAAGAAGACGGCACTGACGATCACCAAGAGGAAATAATCGCGTTTTCGTTTTTATCAAAAAACATGTGGTATAGTTAAATGGCTTCCCCCCAAGTGAGTACATTGAATTTGTCTGATAATGGTGATGGTATGGTACCCCTAAATACCAACCCAACCACGTCTTTTGTGAACAATGGGCCTGAAAAAAATATACACCAAAATAAAGAGACGATGGATTCTACACCAATCAATGATATTATGATGGAACCCCCAATGATGACCGATGAACCAAAAATGCAGGGTATGATGCCCCAAATGACCGCCCCCCAACCACAGGGGTCTTATGCCGCCCCCCAGCAGACGGAGAAACCAGAAAGTAAGAATCCCCTCAACCTCACAGATGATCAAATGACCGCCCTATTTGTCGCGGTGTGTACAGCAATCGCCATCAGCAAGCCAGTTCAAGATAAACTAGTGACCTCTATCCCCAAGTTCCTTAACGAACAGGGGGGTAGAAGTATGATTGGTCTTGCATCGACCGGCCTTGTTTCAGCCGTTGTATTCTTCTTCGCGAAGGATTACATCATCAAGCCCTAATTTTCCCAACCTTTATTGCTATAGATTGAGGAATCGATACCCGTTAAATACGTAATAAACATTCCACCAGCAAAAGTCGCCAAGAGCAAGAAACTCAATATAAGGTTCTTTCTCCTGTCATTCTCCTGATTTTTTACCGCTTGGCGGGAAGTACGCCACCCCTGGTTGATCAAATACATAAGTATCATAGATACGACCGTCGACGCCCAAAAGAAGAGGCGATCCACCGCGAGCTGGGGGATGTCCGAGACGATGAGGCGGAGAACATTTGGTATAACCATAGTCATCCACACCAAATTAAAACTATAATTTTGAATAAATTTTGGAACAAAAATGACCGCAAATACTGCTAACCAAATTCCCACACTCTGTATTACCACACTAATTGGTGTTTTCATTTAATGTAGGATAAGATTATTTATCCTGAACGTGTTGACCACAGAATTTAGTCTTTTGTGGGATCTTTTCATAAATGTTTAGACTTTCACATATGTTTCTAAGTTCTATGTAGTTTTCCCAAAATTCTGGGGAATGGGAATACTCCTCCACCGTAGAATGCGCCAACTCGTGGATGAGAACGTGGAATATTTCATTTACACCACCATTCAAACATATGGTTATTTCCCCACCCTTGTTTGTATTGTAGCCCACGGTATTCCTCATTCGGGTAAATCCAGTTATTGGGATGTGGCGGTGCAACATGTGGTATTTACGATTATCGGTTTCTCGGAGATGTTCCCTGAGAATGTGATACCTTTCCTTCACCTCCGTAAACTCCCGAGGTTCGCGCGTGTTATGTACTATGTAAACACATATGATGAATAAAATAACTATCACTATCATCTCTTATATACAAATATAAATTTACTATAGAATTCTGAGATCGGGTTTCCTGTGAGACCCTCCCAAAGTTCTAGTCTAAACCCCATCTCCTCTAAACTCGTCACAAGGCGGTCCTTGTAGCATATAGGCTCTGGCTTTGGTCCATCCGCGTAGTACGGGGTATCCACCAAGTGTACAAACATCTTCTCACCATATTCTCCATACCCACCACGTGTCAGAAAGTAGTTTCCATCCCCATCCCGGTAGGGTGTCCTAAACACAATCTTCTCAGAGTCTGGAATGAT